TTTATTGAGCCGCCATTAAGTACGTTAGTGTTTCGAGCTACATTGGGCCAAGTAACCGTAGAAGTGTTTACTGTGGGTTGGGTAATACCCCCACCAGAACCCGCTGCGCCCGCACCACCTGTACCTACTCCTCCGCCGCCTGCACCACCATTAGAATACGGATTAAGTACGGTAACACCAGTTCCGCCGAAGTTAGTACCACCGTTACCGCCAGCGCCAGCCGAAAATGTCGTTCCGTAAACCATTCTAACTGCTGCGCCACCTGATATACCGCTAGTATTTGATCCACCCTGTCCTAGTCCACCGCCAACTGCCGTGATAAGAGTGCCTGGTAGGCCTGGAACGGTAATGGTAGTGCTTGCGCCGCCGCCCCCGTTACTTCCCGAGGCATTATTTGTTATAGCGCCAGATCCGGCGGTTCCACCCGCTCCAATGGTTATTAGAAGAGTAGAACCTACGCTCAATCCTAGCTCTCGAACATCAAAGGTAGTTAATACAGCACAGCCTCCAGCGCCACCACCTCCACCGAAAGAGTTAGTACCAGATGCTCTTCGGCCTCCGCCTCCACCGCCGCCTCCACCGCCCACTGCAAGGATGGTCAGCTGCGTAGCGCCCGCAGGAATAGTGTAGCTGCCGCTAACATCAAACTCCTTTAATTCGATAGGGCTAGACCTAACACCTAGTGGAAATCCAAAAATACCAGTATTCATAGTAAACCAGACTCGACGATTACATTGAACGTTTCGGTATTGTTAGTCGAGGCTCTAAGCAAAGCAGTATTTCCACCAGGTAGAATGAATCCCGCCAATTCGTTTACTTCCATTCTAAACGCAGCAACAGAGGTGCTGGGAGTAATTGAAGGCACCAGCTTCTCGCAGATAAGTCTATTGGTGGTTCCGTTGTCTAGGGACAAATAGAATCTAATTACTCCGTTAGTAGTAGTTCCGGTTGCTTGAACTATCACTCTGGATATGCGTTCGCCTACTCCGGCAGCGGCAGAAGTAGCAGGCCCTGCTGCCACAGTGACTATAGTTCCAGTGCCGTCTCTATTGGTGTTTGCAGTAGTAAGCTGACTGTATTCCAGGTTTGGTTGTACCGTAAACTGTGCTGTTGTAGCCATATATATACCTCAGACTATTCCTCGTGAGTATAGAGAAAGTATCTCGGCGGAGCTTAAGTCTCCTCCGCTGGGAGTGTTCCAAGTAAGAGTTCCAGAGCCGTTTGTCGTAAGTACTTGTCCGTTAGAGCCTCGAGTAGTAGGGAAGGTATAGGAGTTGGCTCCTGCAGCGTAGAATGTAATTGTGTTGCCGGTGTCGTTGACTTCAAGTACATTGCCGTTGCCTCCTCCTTCCCAGTCTCCTATTCTGGTTATGTTTACTCCTCCAAATCCCATACTGCCGGACTGGTCGGAATTATTAAAGCCAAAATCAGTTGTATTGACTGAAAAGTAAAGACTATTTTCTACCTTGCTGTTAGTGTAGGTGCCGCCTAGACCGGCGCCTCCAAACAAATTAATGGTACTTCCGGTTGCGCTGCTGCCAATAGTAAAAGTTTGAGCAGCAATAGCACTGGCGGCAAAGTTTACGGTAGTAGCAGAGTCCGCTATGTTGAATGTGGAAGACGACGTGGTGATGTCGCCACCATTGACGGCCAGATCTCCTGCCACTGTCAGCGTATCAGTAGTCTTGTTGTAGGTGAGTCCGGCATCTCCACCAAATGCACTGCTGTCGTTAAATTGAACTTGAGTATCCGAACCGCCAGGAGATCCGCCGCCACCTGATACGGTGGACCATTTCAACGTGGCATCGTTGCCCGTCACTACATCTATGGCAAGAACTTGATTTGCCGAACCTACAGCCGTAGGCAAGGTGTATACGTTGTTATTTGCTACTGTAGTTGCCGCCGTAAGGGCTACGTAATTAGACGAATCGGAATCAGCAAATCTGAATTCTTTTTTGTCTCTAAGTGTCATGTGCCCAGAGAAGCTCTTTGCGCCGCTGATGGTCTGCGTGGTCGAGATGGTGACCAGATTGCTGGTCAGATCACTCATTGCAGACAATGACTTTACGGTACCAGAGCTGTTCTTAAAAAAGATTTTCTCGTCGACAGTGTTGATTGCCAACTCACCAGCCGCCAGCTGTCCACCCGTGGGAACAGCTGTAGAAGTTGCGCTTCTTTTAATGAGTACCGTATGGGCCATGGGAACCTGCTTTTAAAAATCGTCTTTAGTCGACTCTACTACAGCTGGCCTCTTAGAGACTGTTTTACTAGAAGCTTTTAAAGAAGCCTCCAGTTCAAAGATTCTGGATTTGGCGAGTGCCAACTGTCCGTCTAGATCTGCAATGCGAGCATTTGCTTGAGTCAACGCATTGCGCATAACGCTCTCGTCAGAAACCAACTTAGAGCTAGTACTGTCTAAATTGGACTTTATCTTGGCGAGTTCCTCTGTCAGATGTCGATTTTTTGTAAGCTCGACATGGAGGTTAGTCTCCAAAATCATGTTGGAGTTGAACAACTCCTGGCACTTTCTTTGAAGTACGGGGACGGCGACGATCTCTAAGTAATTTGGCTCTTGCATGAGGCCATCTTAGTATCAGTACCCACCGCCGTCAACTGTGTTTGTCCATGTTGGAACTCCAGAAGCATTTACTGATAGAATCTGGCCTACAGAGTTTGTCCCATCCCAGGTTCCTGCGGCAGTAACGTTCAGTGCAGAAGAGCCGTTGCCATAGATGACACCGTTGGACGTAAAGCTGGTGACTCCAGTACCGCCGTTACCTACAGCAACAGTGCCTGTTACGTTTGCTGCGTTTCCGGTAATATTGCTGTCCGTGAATGCTAATGTCTTTGTGGCAGATCCATTATAGAACTTTAAAGTACCTGCGTTGTTCCAAAGATCTCCGGAAACTGGCGCGGAGGGATCTGCAGCTGCGCCCGCTAATAGGATATTGGCGGTTGAGGACGAGGTGGTAACAGTGGTTACCTTGCCGGTCATTGTTCCGCCGGCCTTGGGTAGAGCGGCGTTTGCTAAATCATATGCAGACTTAACTGATGCTGGAGTGGCTGCAGTCGTTGTAGACGTCGAGCTGATGCTATCGGTCAGCTGCAGAATACCGGTCTGAGAGGTGCTGCCTGTGCGAACGTCCGCATAGTCGCCAGCAGTAACTCGGCCGTAAGAATCAACAGTAATAGATTTTGCAAAATTAATGCCTGCGCTGCCTATACTTCCAGTATAGCCAACTATTGCTAAGTCTATGCTGTCTGCGTTAACTACGATTCTGCCTGAATTGGCGGTGACTACGTTTAACGTGTTTCCTGATTTTGTGAGGCCGTCGCCTGCGGTAATCTGCCCGGCACCAGAAAACTGAGCCCAGTTAAGAGATGTACCAGAGCCTCCACCGATCACAATAGGAGCATTAGTGGTAAGAACCCAACCGGAATCCGCGTTTACTGTGCCTTCTTCTACAAAAGTAAATGCTCCTGGAGTGACTTCAACGTCAGAATCAAAGTCGGTAGCTCGATCCCAAACACCGTTAGATCCGGTACCTGCAGTAGTCACTACCCAAATACCATTCTGGGCTCCAGTGCTTTGGTCTTTGAGCAAAATTCTATCGCCGGCAACGAGAGTAACTCCATCGATAGAGTTAGTCGCTCCTGTGATCTGGCCTCTCGCTGAGGTGCCGCCTGTTGCAGAGTAGGTAACAGAGATATTGGCCGTAGACGCGACATGGACTGAGTCTTTTACGTCCAAGCCTGTCTTAACTGCATCTACATACTGCTTAGTAGCTGCATGCAGCGCTGAGCTGGGATCTGCAGCAAGAGTAATTGCTCCAGTCATCGTGCCGCCTGATTTTGGCAAAGCGGCATTAGCCAGATCATAAGCAGACTTTACGGAATTAGGAGTGGCTGCCGTAGTAGTCGAGGTGGAGCTAGTCGAGTCCGTAAGCTGCAGAATACCTGCAGAGCTAGTGCTTCCAGCAGCAACTGCAAACAACGCGTTGTCTCCGTGAGTAGCGTCGTTATTTGTTACAGTTACGGATAAAGGACTGGTGGCTCGTAGTTTAAACGTATCTCCGCCAGAGGCAGCAGCGGTGTTAGTGCCGTCTGTAATATTGGAGAACGCGTTTGCAGAAACGCTAGACCAACTAAGAGTGCCGCTGCCGTTGGTAGTAAGTACGTTGCCGTTAGAACCACCGGTAATAGACAAAGTGGTGGTACTGAACGTCTTTACTCCGGTCGGCGTTTGGTTAGTATCAAGTGTAAGAAACGCTCCAGAACCTCCGATCTTAATGACAGAGCTGGAGGCCGAGCTGTTTCCGCCCTTGCCGTAGTACAGAATGTCGTTGTTCTCGTTGAACGCCAATTCTGCATTTACAGTCTGCGATGTAGTTGGTGCAGTAGAGTCAGACGATCTGCGCTTAATACGAATTGTGTTTGCCATGACTTACCTTTCTATGTGAGCCTGGATTATAGTAAATTAAACTATAGATGCCAGCTTATACTATCTCAAACCAGGACATGTCTGCCAATATATTAGTATTACTACCAGTGCCTGCAGCTACAACAAGAGTAAAGGTATCGCTAACTCCAGCTAAAGTACGCCCCAACTGAAAATTAAAGCTATTTGCGGAGTTTATGTTTACAGTCTCTTTGTTGTTTATATAGCCTCCAATTATGTCCGTGCCGGTAGCACCAGTAGTGCCAGCAGTATGAACGCAATACGAAACATTGTTGTTGTAATGCGTAGTAAAAACGGGGGCAGTCCCGGTAAATGAGGGATTTAGAAGAACTCTGTAGCTAATCCAGGTACTTGAAGTTGCAGTTATGCTTATATCGGAAGGGATTATGACGCTGTCCAAACGTCCTGGAGCAAGACGTATTGACAAAACAGGTCTGTAGTTTCCATGAGCTCCTAGATCTAGAGGCGTTGTGCCGTTAGAAATATTGTATCGTCTACTAAATCCCTCGTATCCACCATCGGATATCACGCTAGAGCAGATCTGCTTTGCTGTAGAGTTGGCTAACGTAGTATTTACGTTTTCAATCTCTTGTCGCAACGGCAGTACCGCAGTGGTCATATAGGTGGTTGGTTTTAGATTCTCGTTATGAAATATATGGGCTACTATGGGACGACCGTCGACTATAAAGCCCACTCGTACGTCGCCTACTCCGAGCCACTCAATATCCATCCACAGAATGTTGCCTTTGGTTAGGTCTATCGTTCTACCTGAGGGACCGGTTCCATTGAACTTATCTCCATTCCAGGACGATTGAGCTACTTTTGTTTCCTGTATAGCGCCAGAAACAAAACTTCTAAGAACTAAGTAGATCGTGTTGTCTAGTTGCTCAAGAAATATTCCATTCTCGGCACCAAAGTATCCAACGCGTTGTCGTAGATTTGGTTGGGCTGCGGCAAAGACAAACGTGGTGAATATAAGTAATGACTTTCCCGGCTGATACGGGAATACTCTCTTTGTCTCTCTAATAACTCTGGCTTTAGATAATGTATTTACAGACAGATCTATTGCACTTTCGTTCGGCAGATATGTAACGGATCCCCCGGCGGTCGTAGAGGTAGACCATTTGTCGTTCTCCTGGTATCTATGCTGCGAATCAAAAATGGTAAATGGATTTGATACTCTAAGCCGGTTAAACGCATCTACGGCGTTTGGTACAAATCCAACCTCATTGTTAAAAAGATAGCTCATATGATTCTCCAGCCAGAACGATAGATAAATTGCAATGCGCCGTTATTTAGATTTAAAATTACAGAAGCCTGATTGTCTATCAGTCCAGTAGCGGCAGTTATAGTGATTGCTCTATTGACGTATCCAGCTTGACCAGACTCATCTTTGACTGTGAGCATCTGACCAGTTGCAGGATTGCTTGGCAACGTAATGGCAACGGTGCCGGCGTAGTTGACTCCGATATACGCATCCGTGATCAATGCCGAATAGCTGGACGAAGTCACAACAACAGTATTCGACAAACCTACTGAACCGGCTGGACCCGTAGGACCGGCTGGACC